CACTAGAAGATGCATCTGTTATAAATACCCTTAAAGTATCACTGTTATTACTATGCTCATGAGCCAGTATTGAAGTTATAACAGAACTATTAAAGTCAGCGCCGCTAGGAGCTGTATACAAAATTGTAGCATCGGTTGTTGTTAAAACAGTTTTTGCATTTGTTATCCCTAAAACATATTGTGGTATACTTGTTACAAACATTATCTTTTACCATCCTGCCTTATGTTTATTTGAGGAGTTCCAAGTTTAAATTTTGTTCCTAAAGCACTTGATTCAAGTCTTAACGCAAATGTTTTACCTCTAACTCTAAAGTCAAGTTTTTCAGTATAGGTCTCAACTGGGCTTGTTGCTGTTCTTTGTGCGGTTCCTGTTTCTGTTTGCGATATTCCAGATCCTGAGTATCTTTGAGATTTAATTGTAAAATCTACTGTTGGGTTGATAGATGTAGAGCCACTAAAATTAACATCTGGCACCACTTCATTTAAAAAAGAAAACCCTTGATCTTGGCTAAATTTCATTGGCGCTGATTCAACAAAGGCAGTCATAGCAGATCCATCATCATCATAACCTGTTTCATGATTGTATAAGTATTGACCACCAGTAGACACAGGCAAGTTTCTTATTCCTCTATCCAGCCATGCTTGCCTTGCTAATGTACCAAAATACCAAACATTTTCTGCATAGTTAAAGGTTATATATGAATCAACTTCAGTCTCACCTTCACTTGGATAAAACCATATTATTTCACTAAACTCTGAATTAACACCAACATGAACCTTGTCTTTTTCTTCAAAGTTAAAGTCTAAAAATACTTTATCTTTTACTGAGCAAGGTATTTGTCTTGTGCCACCACCCGAGTATGCATAGAAAGTATCTACGCCCATCCAGTAAACAGAATCATCAACCGCAATAGCTGCTGCAGGACTCATGATTGTTATGTTTTTAGAAAGCTCCTTAATACCAAACGTAAATGGAGGACCAATAAATCTCATTGAGTGAACGCTTTTGTTTGTAAATACAAGTATCTCTTCTTTTGTTTCTACTGCTTGCATAAATGTTGAGCCGCCACCAAGCCTTAAGTCACCAGCTGTATTTGTTGTTGTTGGAAACCAATCAACAGGATTTTCTTGCGATGAAAACCTTATTAACAATGGATCTTGAACACCATTCCCTTTTGGCGCCGCTGAAGTTGCTCCCAAACCATCACATCCAAAAGCTATGATATGTCTGTCTGCATCAGAAACAATTATTTGTTTTGCTATCTGAGGAACACTTGCTCTTGTTCCCCCAAGCCCACTGGCACTTAACTCAACCGCATTAGCAAATCCTAAAGATCTATCCCAATAATATAATCCGCCATCTCTTGGATTGATTATCAAGTCCTCTCCAAAATTATCATGTGACCAAAGCCTTATTTGAGCACCCGGAACAGTAATAGAAGCAGCACTACCCCATCCTACAAAGTCATCTGTAGATAAAACATTACCTTTTGCTAATCTTACTAAAGAGCCGTTATCATGTGTTGAGGCTGTTGTTCCGCTATGCCCTCTTGTTACAGTCATTGTATTGTCATCAGCGGTTGCTGATACAAGCATTAACTCATTACCAACAAGAATAACATCGCCTTCTGTATTCATGTCTGTTTCATCAATGACATCAACACCTGTTTCTGAGGCATCTAGAGCTTCGTTTAATGTTGTAGACAGCGCACTGCTAGTTGTGCCGCTCCATTGCCCTGCACCCCATCCTGTGCCTCCCACAGTAGTGTTTAATCCTGTATTTAGCTGATATGTGCCTACAACACTAGCTCCGCCATTACCGGTATCAGAAGCGTTAGCGGCTATACTTGATGTTACTGTATAAGAGTTAGAACTTATTAAAGAAGTTATTTGATACTCTTGATTCAAAACATTGGCAGTTATATTGCCTCCTAAACTTGATGCGCCAGAAAATATAACAAAATCATTTTCATTTGCTCCATGAGCTGGATCAGAAACAGTTATTTCTGTAGATCCATTTGAAGCAGAAAAAGTTATGTCACCTGCATTTGTTGTGTTTCGTATAGGAGTTATATCATTAAAAGCTTGACCCTCTTCTATGTAATATTTTAAATGAGTGCCAATCCCTAAAAAATCTGAACCATCTAAAGCAACCCAGTTATGTAAACGTCTTGCAGCACCTTGAAATGTATTTGTTGCATATTTAGTCCAGCCACCTATTTTTTCTGGAGTTCCTAACCTAAATCTTATTTTATCACAATCTACAAACCCACCTTCATTGCTATAAGGAGTTATATCGGAAACAATACCTGATTTAAATTTTAATGGAATAAAAGCCATTAACCTATTCTCCCTAAAACAATTCCATTGTTTGTTACTGATACATTACTTTGACCTAAAAGATAATAACCAGCAGCTCCGCCTGATGATCCCGTTGCTCCAGATCCGGGTGCTGTAGACGGATAAGATATAGTAGTGCCAGAACCATTTGAACCAGATGCACCACTACTACCTGCCTGACCCAAAGCTCCTCCAGAGCCTCCAGTACCTCCAGTTCCTGCATTTGTTCCGCCACTAGTACCTGCTGAACCACTGCCTGCTGATTGAGCAAAGCCTTGACCAACACCACCCGCACCACCAGCACCTGCTGTAGAAGGAACATTTACAGAAAGAGACAATGTTGCGTTCATATCATTATAGAAAAAAGCACCATCTGGAGACGAAGATCCATAAGGTCCTTGTGTATAATTACAAAAGTAATAAGTTGTATTTGCAGCTAAAGGAGCTTTTAATCCACTCCAGTTTAATCCACTACCATAATCAGCCCCACCTTGACCCTGACTCTTTGTGTCTTCTGCTGTACTTATATTTACAACGGGAGTTCCACGATGACCTGTTTGCTGGTCTTCTGGATAAGGATCAGTTATATATGAAGATAAAGAATATTCAGCAGAAGTATTAACTCGAAAAGTATACCAAACAGGGCCTCTATTTGATATATTGGATCTTAATTGATTACCTGAAGTATTTAATCCCCACTGACCACTACCTATCCCAGACCATGCTCTTGGTCCAAATTGCGTTAACACAGAGTATGTAACAAAATCTGGCTTATCCCCAACCTTATCAGTAACGTTAGAAGCTGTTGCTGTTGCAGAAGCGCTTCCCGCTCCACCAGCCCCACCATTTCCTCCTCCACCACCTCCACCTTTAACATTTGCTCCGCTATTGTTCACAAGAGTTGCAGCCACATCTGCTTTTAATGCTGTTCCCCCATCTGAACCGGATGCCCCACCTTGCCCATATATATTGCCAGAATTGGTTATGGATATATCTCCAGAACCACCTGTTGGCAAACTAATAGCAGGGGTCGCTGGGTCTGTGCTATAAACCGTAATACCAGCATTGATAACTATATATTTAGGATAATCTACAGCGTAATCATCTCCAAACATAGTTGAGCCAGTTTGATTTGAGCTGTTAGATGAAAAAGTTCTTCTCCAGCCTTTAGCTTGAGAATAAAAATTGCTAAAACTTATTGCTCCACTTGTAGGAACACTCGCCGCTAAGTTTGTTGCTGTGTTATTACCAGCATTAGCTCTTACGTTTGTATTTGCTCCACGATAATAACTAGCCATATCAACAGCACCACTGCCACCAACAAATTCAGTCCGTATGTCTGATGCTGATAATGTACCTGATGCCGCTAACGTCATTATGGGCTACCAAAAGCTGTTATATTATCTGCTGAGGTTACAGCACCATTTGATGCTAATTTAAAAACTGTTGTGCCATTGTACTTAAATAATAAATCATTATCTCCAGTATCTAGTTCTATAGCCCATTTACTAGATCCAAACAAAATAGCATTGCCATTTGTATCAAGATCCCCACCAAGTTGTGGTGTTGTATCATTAACTAAATCTGTTGGCACCAAAGCTACATTAGCATTTGACCCTGTGCCATCTGCATAAACAATTCTTGTAGTGCCATTAGCTATAGTTACAGTAGTTCCTGATCCGCCACCCTGTTTAATTGTAGCTGTTTGCCCTGTGCTGTTTTTAAATATGTACCATTTTTGTTGATCATTAGGATCTATTAATACATCAAAGGCTACACCCGGTGTGCCAGTTAATATAACTATTTTATAATGCCCTTGTGATAATGTCCCATCACTAGCAGTTAACGTTACATTTCCACTTACAGATAACTCTAGAACTCCATTAACAGTTCTATCTATAATATCTAAATTGTTATTAGTGGTATTACCCCATGTACCAGCTTGCTCACCGGCACCAATCTTTTCTAATCCACTGTTAAGTGTATATGTACTTGCCATTTTTACCTCATTCCACTTCTATCTCTATCCAAGTTTCTGAACCTGAAGGATTTACTGTTGTCCAAGACTCTGTGCCACTCGGTGTAATAGTTACATAACTTTCTGGCGTTACTCCAGCATTTACATCTTCAAACAACAATTCACCAAATGTGTCTTGATTAAAGTTTAAATCTTTAGTTATAACACCTGATCCTATCATAATAGCATTTGATGTTTTTGTAAATGCAGACTCAATATCAGATGAGCTTAAACGAACCCTTGTTCCAGCAGAAGACTCATTAAAGTTAAAATTAACTTCTGAGCTTGCACCAGCACTAATGTAAATACCTGTTGATGTTTGAGTGGCAGTCGAATTCATAGAAGAGACGCCAGACATTATGCCTACACCTGCGTTTGCAGATGAGGCAACGCCACTCATTTCAGACACACCTGCTAATAGAATACTTTGATCTGATAGAGCGTATTCAGATAGAGCAGATGCACCTAACATTAACTAGCCTTTTCTTCTTTAGGCTCTTCTTCACCTTTAACAGATTGTATCAATGAGTTTGTAAAAGCATTTTGAGCCACAGTTACTTGGTCTAATTGAAACTTTAGACTAGCAGCTTTGGTTTGTAAGTCTTTTATCTGATTGATAAAATAGTTTTGGTCTTGAGATAAGTCCTCTGTCTTATACTCTTTACCATCAATAGTGATTACGTTTGTTTTTTCAGTCATTACCAAGTTACTCCACTTGCTGTTGTTGGGTTTGCTTTTGCAGATATCTGAGCAGCTATACCATCTTCTATTGATGTTACTTCATCTGCACCAAGTGCATCTTTAGCCCATCCAATAGCTTGTGTCTCTGTGATATCTGCATATGGTGTTGGTGTTCCTACAAGTGTTACACCGACTGTACCATAAGCTGACCCTGTGTTGCCATCTGAATCTTCATCAGATGCTCTCCAGTGCAAGATAGTCA